TTGTTCCTGAGTAAGTGGAACGGTCACAGGTTATTACCCAACCAGATTTTCGTAATTCACTAATACGAGCCGTTAGGTTCTGAGCATTACCGCTTGAGCGTACTAGAGTAGTGTGTTCATGCATACGACCATCACTTAGTACTTCCAAAAGTTTTCTTTTCTGTCCGCCCCACCGCTTCAAATCCTCAGCCGTTACTGTAAAAACCATTACACCCATCCCGCTATTTGTAGCCCCGGCTCTTTATAGAACCAGTCTATTTCAATCTCTGGATACCGCTCTCGTAGTGCCGTCACAATAGGTTCGGGTGGCGACCACGGAGTAAGCAGCATCATGTGAATACTAGCATCATTGCTATCTAAGTACATTTCAACATCACTGTTTTCGGGAGAGCCGGAAACTAAATCCCACTTGACTCCCCAATTAGAAGTACGCCAACCCCACCAGTTCTCACCAATATCTTCTGGCTCAGGTATAATTTTGTTGTAATCAAGAACTAATTTAGTCTTGTCGTCAAGCGCAGGAACTTCGGTAAAGACTTCATCTACAAGGGTTTGTAGTTGCTCTTTAGTTCCGTATATATTTACTTCGTTTTCACACCAGTTAGGCATTTGAGTCTCCTAAGAAATACTGACTACTGAAATAAAGTATATCAGTAAACGATACAAAGTCAAGTGCGGTTTGTTAGGTGGACTGTGTAGGTCTCGATGCTAACGATGCGGTCAGTGTGCGGTCAATCCAGTCAGTAACTCTGGCCGTGGTTGCGTCATCCCACGCCACGCCATGATGTGCTTTCCTATATGGCAAATCATCCCAAAATCCGACCGAACCAATTTCTGAATACTCAGAATACTCACCGTCCTCGCACCAGAACTCCTCAATATCACGGTGATGCACTGCACACTCCTCATTAAGTGTGATGATGGTGTTATCAGCGAGCGTGTAGACAGCAACCATGGAACCGCCACCAGTGTTGATAACCTCGCTTGGCTCACCAACTTTAGCGCGCATTATTGCCATGATTTCAGCGCCAAATATGCGGTCGTGCCATTCGTGGGCTGTTTCATTTGGGTCATCGAAGAATATGGTGAACATCTTTTGTACCTCTCGTGTTTTCTACCTTGGTCTACATAGTGTAGCACGCAAACGATGTTGAAGCAAGTGTTTACTAGTCTTAAATTTAACTAGACAGAAGTGGCATTTATATTCCATTTTAGTTTAACTTCCTTAGGATGTGCTTTCCTATGTAGCACCCGCCGCACAAGAGTTCATTCTCCAGTAGAACAGCGGGGTGACTACAATAAAAACAGATTAGTCTATTTTCTGACATAGTTCTCTTGTGCGTATCTAGTGTAACACATTTTTGCGTCATCCCCAGAAACTCGTCACAAGTCCAAGCCGATGTTTGTTGAACGCCTGTTCAACCCGTTCCCTATTGTCGTGACCCCACACAACTAACATAGAACCCGCACCCGCACCCGAATTACCTTTAGTCCCATCGGGCTTCAAGAATTGAAGTCTGCCTTTGAAGAAAGCAATCGCATTAGAGTACCTAACGATTTCGTGAAACCACTTTGTGTCGGTTCTAGCAAACACAAGGGCGATTCCTCTACCACCGGATTGAGCATGGGTAGCTAATTTACTAAGCCATACAGGGGTGTCTAAGCCGTAAGGGGGATTCATAAACACGTTATCAGTTGTATCCCACGGAGTAAGAAGTCCGTTCTGCTCAAACGTGATGAACCTCTTAGCGGGAACAGTTCTGAACCCACCCTTTGGGGGAGCGCATGGGTCAAGGTCAAAGTCTATATTCAGTTGCTCAAACAGCGTCGGTGGCGTGTACCACTCCTTTGACTCATTGTATGTAGACTCATGTGTAAATCCACGACTAGGCATTTCGTATCAAATTCTCCTGTGCGTACTTTAGAAAACATTCCAAACACTGTTCTGTAGATTCTACTTGAATTTGCACAGCCATGCAACTCCCACAATGAACTCCCTCTATATAACGAGCGGAGACACACTTGAAGCACAGGCATCCGATGTTGTGTACTGTATTCATTACTGGCTACTAAGGTAGTACTTGTTGATACCTGTCAAGGCATACTCGCTTGCGTCGGATTTCACGAAAGGTTGCTCCCGACTGTTCAGCCTCAACGTCGAAATCAGCCTCATCTTCAATAATCTTCATTGCCTCATCTTCTGATGCTGCTTCAACCTCATATAGCCGTGAAGCTGTCCAAGTATCGGTCACTTGAAACTTTGCCATCTCAGACTCCTTAATTATCTACTACTTCAGAATGGATCTTAAAACTGTGAAATTTATACTGGTTTGGACTGAGTAACCACACGGGAATGCCCCGTTAGCATCAAATTCTTCAATGTCAGATAGCCACTGTTCATACTCTTCCTCAGTGTCTACATTGAAAGTTAATGTAAATTGATAACCCATGTCACTGTACCTCTATAGTGTAGTCTGCGTAGGTCAACGAGTTGGTTGACACTAAGTATAGTGTATTACGCCAGTCAATGGCTGTCAACAAATCATTAGGGTTTTCAGATATCACTTTGGCTGGTGTATCTATAGTTGGAAAAATCCAGCAGGGTGTATTATCCGAACATCGAAAAGCCTTAATCTTTTGCATATAGAAATGGTCTGGAATATAGCCTACTCTCATTTATATCTCTCAATAAAAAACTAAGACTGTAAGTAATAAGCCTACCATATGAAATAAGCTGATTAGACTTACTTTAATAAGTTTTCCATACATATGGGAGATTATCCGGTTCAGTCCATCCATACTGGCTATAAAATGCTGCGTCCTTCCGTAAAAGGTTTGACCTGTGGGATGCATGTACTTCTTCATCCCCCCACCAAGGTGGTAGTTCTACCTTCCATACGGGAAGCTTAGCCATAGTGTTATTGTAGCCTCTAGCAACCCATTCGTCAATCATGGTGTTGTGGTAGACCGCTAGAGCATCTTTATAACCTCGCCACATTATAACAGCGGGGTGGTTAATCCAACCACCTTTACTTCGCTCGCCCGAAACTATTTTGTAAATCTGAAAAGCTTCTACCCGCTGTTTACCTAATCTACGGTAATCTAAAACTTGTGCTGACCGCTTAGCGTCGGCGTATGGTAGAAAGGTTTGCATCTTTAATCTCCGTACCTGTAAGCCTTCGCCTTATCGACATAAGGGCGAGGTCGCTTGTGTTTACCTGTAATTGTAGCAGAACAAAACTGACAATGCCAAGTCAGCAATAAAAAATAAGTTGGGTGTTCGTACACTAACCTCAAAGGCTGTTGGTCTATTATCCACTCATGCTTGAGTCCCCCCAAAGCACAAGTTGTTTTGTATCTCTTACTCAAGAATTATTTCTAACCTACTTATTAAAATTGGTGGGGAAGGTGGGACTCGAACCCACAAGCCTAACGGCGACACATTTTAAGTGTGTTGCGTATACCGATTCCGCCACATCCCCAATGGCTCCCAAGACAGGATTTGAACCTGTGACCCGCTGATTAACAGTCAGCTGCTCTACCGCTGAGCTACTTGGGAATTCTGACTACTTATACAGAGTACGTCATTAGCGAAGAGATGTCAACTATCGGTTCTAAACTCATTACCGGTAACATCAGAATGTACGTGCATGTAAGGGGAAGATGACGTATCTTCTACATAAGTCTTATGTAATGGTACGTCACATTTTCCAGAGGAAATGGTGTCATAATCATAAATTTCTAGGATACTAAAATGTTTATCACAAGCCTTAAACCCTGTTAGTTTCACCTGTATTGTTGCTGGAGCATCACAGCGTCTTACCATTTAGGTTTCCTCCCGCACTTAAGGCACTCATCCAATAGGTTAATTCCATGGTCACAAACATTTAAGAATCTAATCATTTTAGTATTACTATCTCCAGTATCACTACAATAACTAAGGCAATAAAACCCATCCCTATCATACGATCAAGCTTTTGTCTTAATAACTGCATCTCGGCTCGTAGTTGATTATTCTCTTCTGTGATACGAGTGATGTAAAATTTTACATCTTGTTTAAAGTCTGTGTCCATTATTCGCCTTTTATCCTAAGCAAAAAGAATCCAGCAGTCACAATAAAGATAAAAATTATTAGTGTTTCGGGTGTAACCATGAGGGCATCATCCAACATCGTATGCACAAACCGGCCTGAGATAACCAGACTGGTTTGAACACATCTGCTTTACAAGATTTACATTTTAACAAGTTTAAGCTGTTGCCTTAAGCTGTGTTACTACAGCTTCCTCAAGAGAATCAAAAACTTTATTCTTAAAAGTACGATAGTCCATAGTGGATGCAGATGTCTGCAATCCTATGTGAGATTCTATTATAGCAGGTGTAACCTCATCAGGTACAGGAAACCCTACATGCTTTAGTATGTATGCTCTCCGTACAAAATCTTTACAGTTATTTTTAGAAATTTGATTTATTCCAACGAAGGCGGTCAAGTTAATTATAAACTCTGTTACATCATTTAGTTTAAACTTACCGTCTTCCTGTTGTGTCCAGCACATCTTATCTGAATTTTCTACGTTAGTCAAGTCCCAATTTAGGTTCATTTGAGTCTCCGAAATCTATGTCTAAGCTATCCAATAATGAGGCAACAGTTTTATCAGCCTCAGACTGTGAAAGAAGTTTTTCATATATCTTTCTTTTAAGGGAGATGCCCACCTTACTATTACCTAAGGTAGCGTGAGTAAGAGCCATTTCTCTAATTAAGAATAAATGACTATCTGCTAAAAGAACATCTACATCTCTTCCGGGGTCAGCGAAAGCCTTTAGTAGAGCCTCACCTATCTTTTTAATAAAGGCCATATCGCATGGAAGCCCCACCATTGGAAGAGGAGGTCTTAGAGTCATGCTTCCTTCATAATCATCTTGATTAATTAAAAGCGTACTGTGGTCATCAATATATAACAACTCATGCAATGACAGGGTGATTAAATGTGTCTCTTCATCGCTTATGGGAATTCCATGTGGGGCGTACGGGTCGTGGCCTCGGTCATGGTCATCAGGCTCATTATGCTCATTATGATTAGGTGTAGACACGCTTGATTACCTTTCCGCAGTAGTAACACTCCAATCTTCTCACGGTCGAACTTGGCTCTACCACCACTATTGTTACTTTACAACTTACAGGCGTAAAAGTATGTAGAAGTCTAGTTAGCATCCTCTTCATCTAAACCCATCGCTTTCATTAACTTTGTCAATTCACGCCTGTATTTATCGGCTTCAGTTTTTTTATCTTTATGAATTTCGTCTTTATGTACAGCATTCATATTCTTTATGGAACGCCGCTTATTTAATTTATTATCTCGTTTTTCCCACTTATCCATTTTTATTCCACTTACTTTAAGTAGTCCTTACTATATTATACCAGATAATCAGTATAATATACTATCAAACTGTTTACAAAACCTCTTCTTCTTTTAGAACGTAGTATAAGGCATAACCCGCAATAAATAAAAGAAAAAGCCAATCCCATACGGTTTTCAGACCTACGGGAATTACCGAAATACCAACCAAGACAACGAAAAACTTAAGATAGTCTGTGACTAACATTTTAAACTCCTTTAGGAGGATTCTACAGTATGCAAATCAGAAAGTCAATAAGAAAGGCTGGGGTTCCACCTCATCATCTAACTAAGTATGATCTGGATACGCATCTAGAAAAGACTAGGCCAATCGAAGATTACCTATCTAATAAATACCCCATGCAGTCGGACAAGCTGAAGATTCGACTACTAGGGGAGAATATTCTAGACCCGTGTTGTTCTGAGTGTACCATGGAAGCTTGGTTTGGTCAACCCATTCCTTTGGAACTCGACCACCGCAACGGTGACTCTAATGATAACAGATTAGAAAATCTTCGTCTACTCTGCCCCAACTGTCACGCTCAAACACCCAACTTCAGAGTAAAGAAGGATGGAGCCAAGTCGGTTGCGGATGTGTGGGAAAAAGGCAAAGACTAGTTTCTTTCCTTGTTTCCTTATAAAAGAAAAGACCCCCGGATTACTGGGGGTCTCTTCTTAGACGAGGATCACCTCCTCTCTATTCAACTGTAAAGAATGGAGCCTTTCCAGCTAGTGCTCTTAGAGCGGTCCAGCGTCGGTTAGACCTCCGCTTGTCAATCGCCTCTTGTTCTTCCAAGGTAATTTTTCCATCCTTAATGGCTGTAAAAATTCCTAATAGATCATCAACAAAGTCCATGACGATAGCTACAATCACTGCAACCACAAGGGGAGCAATAACTGTAATTCTGGCTATAAGTCCTTTCACACAGGTCCTCCTTACCGTTTGTTTTTGCAAGCGCAGTTTCCACCACACTTACACTCAGTTGAACATTGCATAAGGCATTCCTCCTTAAACTAGTGTCCTACTATATTATACTTGAATGGGGGATAGAGCGGGAGAAATTATGCAGCCTCAAAACAATCAATGCAACCGCAATCGCATTCACAATCTTCAGGATCATAAAAACAGGAATAGTCTTCGTCTACCTGACATTCGCAGAAAGTTTTATCAAAGGAGTCATAATCTGACATTTAGTCGCCTTCGAGAATTTTCATTGAAAGAGCAATAATACCACCTATGGTGGCGGTTGCTACAGATTCGATTCCTAAGTGTATAGCATATATCGTGGTAGACCCTAATACTAGAAGCCCCATCATGATCTGCGGTCTTATCTTTGCCATCGGTATACCTTTCCACATATCCCCTCGCTCCTTCTAGAGAACATGCACTAGTTTTTTATATTATACTAGGACTGTCGTGCGGATTTAGTTTTAGATGCGATTCGTTTAGGCTGACTAGAGAATTGTTTACCTGCTTTTAAATCCCGCCGCTTAGCTCGTGTGGTAGCTCCGTATTCTTGGGGAGATAACTTCTGTCGAGCTTTCTTGGGTAAGTATCTTTCTCCTGTAGCTTTTGAACCTTGAACGCTGGGCTTACCCGATTTGGTACCCCAATCTTGTTTTGTCCATTTATCTAAACTAGTCTTGCCTGATGCCTTTCCTTTGTATCGCCCGCCAGCTTTCTTATATCGCTGAACAGCTAGTTGAGCTTTACGAGCAGACCACTGACCAGCCTTACCACCTTTATTTCCCGATTTTACGGAGGATACTATACTACTCCAGAGGGTCTTGTTGGCCTTCTCCGCTGAAGATTTCTTCAATATATTTGAAAAAATCTCTATGGAATCTGACCAGTTATCGTACATCGTCCATCCACTTAAAGAAGTCTTTTACAAGACCTTTGTCCTGTTTGTCTTCATATTTAAGGTTGGTGACGGAGGCTTCCATGTTATGGAGCGTATCAGAAATCTTATTTTGAACCCAGCCGGGAAGGTCATCATCCTCATCAATTAACTCGTGGAGCATGTCGGCTAGGTCAGAGATTCGGTCTAGCTGAGTTTTAGCCATACCCCCTTCTTCTTCCTTACGCATCCACGCCTTAAAGTCGTTGACCGCCTTACGCATTTCCTCCATGTTGGGGTCACCTAGTTCCTGTCCTGCCTCGTTAACAATTACGGGGGACACAAGGTTACCGGGTTCATCATATGTGACCGGAGCATAGCGAGATCTTTCCAAGTCAACTTCCTCAGGGAAGCCAAGCTGGTTAAGCAGACCACGATGCTGAAGCTGTCTAGCATTTTCATTCATTAGAACAGCGAGTTGCTTTTTATCTAAATCCTCAATAAGATTAGCTTTATTAAACCAAGCTGTAAATATCTCAGTGAAAGATGGAATATCTGCTTTAGATACTACGGTAAAGAATGAACCGGGACGAGATGCTGGAACAGATTGCTCAGCTTTCATAAGCTCGAAATGAGCACCTTGGTTAACACCCTTCTCACAGATTGTAACTTCAGCTAATTCTAGCTGGTCTACCTGCATTATTGTGTTAGCACCCTTAGTAATATTCTGTGTTTTAGTAGCACTGCCAGCGATGGAGTAAGAACGCATCTTACCCTCACGAACCTGATCGGCTACCTTTAATCCTATTTTAGTATCATTGCGTAGCTCAGCGATAAAGAACAATCCATTACCTTCTACGCCGCTCTTAAAAATCTGACCTGCTTTAGAAATGAAAGCGGGAAGCGCATGACCTACCTGTACATCGGAATGCATGACCATAACATTTCTAGCTCTAAAATTATTCATGTATCGCTCAAATGCTTGGTCTAATGCGGACATGGTAATGAGGTGACCTTCTCTGTCTACTAATTCAACAGATGCTGGTCCACCAACAACAATAGGCTCACCCTCACCGTTTAAATCTAGGAGTTCTACTACTTCAGCATATTTTGAGATTTCAGGGAAAGCTCTGTAAAGAGTTAGAATCTCAGCGGGAGAAGCGAGACCGGCTTTAAATAATCTACGATACTCAGCAAGCGAATCCTGAATATCGTCTATCGTTACTCTGCCACCTTTATTCTCCGCCGCTTTATCCAGAACGATAATAGATTCTTCTGATTCTTCCAACCACTGTTTATATGCTACGTTAGTAGTTTCCATTAGGCTTGATGAATCCCCCATATCACACCATAAACATTCGGTGTGTCTGAACCTGAAGCATTAACGAAACTAATCTTCTCACGGAAGTCAATTGGGAAGTTAGTCTCAAAGAAGCCGGTCTGTGGCTGATCGGCTGTAGGAGCTTTAATGTAGATGCCTGTAGATGAGGAAGCATCACAGTCAAACGCAAGATAAGTATTGTGCGAGGTGTTTAATCTAATACCTCTAATAACAACGGAATCTACTTTCTTCTTGGAAATTGAAGCATCTTGTGTGCCTACCCATGAGTAGTTCCTACCCTGATCTCCATCAATGTATGAAGAGTAGGTTGAATCGGTACGAATTTCATTATGGATTTTGTCGGCATAGAAAGTAGTAGACTGATTAGTGTCTGTTACAATTTTAACATAAGCTGTTGTCTGCAGCGTGTTATTTGGTATTACGTACTGGACTTGCAGTTGCTGGAAAGTGCCATCAAGTGTTACCGTATTGCCGGTAGCTAGCGTAGTCCCGCTAGAATCTTCAATTACAATTTGAACTGAGCCACTAGGAACAGCATCTCCCCGAACAACTGCTTGTCCAGATAATACACGTATACCGGAAGATCCGTGACCGATACTCTGCGTAGTGTAGAAACCTTCACCAGCGGCAGAGTTATCAGTCACGACTTTTAGGGAATAAGTACCTTCGGAAGCATAGGTGTTGTCTCGACTAATGCTTGAACCGGTAGCAGTGAACATGGAGATTGTAGCACTCTCTACAGATGGGTTGGTGACTAAGTTAACCCCAGCCTTACCCCTATCTACCGTGAATAAATCCTGAGCCGTGTTAGCCGTACTCAGAGTTACATTAAACGGGTAGTATTTTGTATAGGGATGAGTAGACGTTCTAGTACTGGGATCAATCTCCCATGAAGGCCACTCATCATGCATCAATTCTGCCATATTATTTATGCTCCTATCGGTTATTCAACCAACTAATCAAGCCCGTAATCCCACCTATTACTAATACAGTATGCGATACCAATAATGCTAACGCAACTACACCAGTCTTTACCCCGTAAACTTTATTCCGCCATTCATTTATTTCCCTTAATTCGGTCTCTAATCTATTTAATGTTTGTGTCAGCGTCTTATTTAATTCGGTTTGACTTTCAATGTAGCGGTCTAATCTTTCAGTATAAACCCCTAATTTTAAGTCCACTGACTCGTTAGACATTACCGACCAAAGACCAAGCAGCGAACGTAAACACCAGTTAGGTCGGTAGCCGCTGTTACTTCATCAAGAGCCGCACCATCAGCACCAGCCTCGTACATAGCAAGAGTTTCGCCAGCGTAGTCGTACTGAGGTACATAACCAGTGTCTTCCGACTGAGCAATAACAAGTGCGACGGTATCAAATCCTAAGGTAGTTGCCGTAAGAGCTTCACCACCTGCAGCGTATGAACTGTCAAACGCAAGTCGGACAATTCGATATTTCATGTTACCCGGCACACCCGTAACATCAGGAGCACCATTAGGAGCAGTAATTGTAAGAGCCATTTATTTTTCCTCCGTATATACGTGTAAAGGCGGGGAGGTGATTAGCCTCCCCGCCCATAATCATCGCTTTGATTACTCGCTAAGGTCTGTAATCTTGGCGTGTACGTCGAAACGGTGTGCCCTCAACTCAGCCATCGTGTAGAGCAAGCCACGAACTACGAGCGACGAAGCCGCAAAGTAGTCACGGTTCTCGATGTACTGCGTCGGCTGAGCAACCGCAACCTCAAGGTAGTCGGTGTCCAGAACGTAGACGTTGGAACCAAGCGCACCCGAAGCGTCACTGTACGACTTCGTGGTGTCTGCATCCGGAAGAATCGGGATACCCATGTAGGTAGCCAGAACCAGTCCAGTGCGGGTACCGGGGAAGGTCTTCTCCGAACCAACACCGACCTGATACTCTTCCTGACCGAGGTATCGCTGCTGTGAGTTGAGCAATCGCTCCAGCTTGAAGTACTGGTCGTGACCCATGACGATAAGCTTTGGCTCACCACCATTGGTACGAATCTTCTGGATAGCGGTGTCAAGCTGGTTGAGCGAGAGGTCTCGACCCGTACCAGAGTTGCCCTGTACCGAAGCAGCGGTCTTCCACTGAGCACCTGAAGTCGTTCGGCTCTCAGTGATCGTGGATTCAATACCGTACACGTTTGCACGGGTGTCGGTCGTTGAGCTACCGACATTGGTGCCGTGAATGGTCACGATATCGTCAATTGACGTAAGACCAGCACGGGTGTGGATGTAAACAAGGTCACCGTCCGCAGGGTCGTTGGTAAAGTCAACGGTCAGGACATTACCTGAAATAGCCGTGATTTCAACACCCGTTGCGTTCTCGTGCGTACCGGCGTTGTCAAGAGCAAGCTTGTCACCGATGCGGAAGCGAGAACCATCATCAACTGTTACCGTCGTGGAGCTACCAGCGGTAGCAACAGCGGCTGAAGGAGCGGTCAACTCAAGGTTCATTTCCTTGATGTGGTCAATCTGAGCGTTCTCGTTTTCGAGAGCCAGAACGTCACCAACACCACCCTCAAGCTGCGACGTAAACATCGCCTTGACGGAGGCGGCGAATGTCGTGCCCACGATACGAGGGAGCGACGAAACCGTCTCAATGTTGGAAACGTCGATGGTCGGGAGTGAGCCGGTCTCAGAAATCGGCTGAGATCGGTTAGCTCCACGGTCCGTCCTGACACGCCAACCAGCGGTGTTGCCCCACACATTACGTGGAACAGCATTAAAGAACCGAGTCTGGTTGTTCAGAGCAGCCCATACCTTGCGACCAAAAGTGGCGGTAAAGATATCACCTGATACCGAACCACCGCCGTCAACGCCGAAAGCCGTTCCTGAGAAAGCCTTCGACAGGTACTCAGAACCGAGAAGACTCTGCGTCATTCCACGGTTAGCCTGAGCCAAATATTCTGAAAGAGAAGTAGTCATTTTTAAAAAGTCCTCCTATTTAATTAGAGTGTTACCTGACCCAACTCAACTGCGTGCTGTAAGCGGCGCAGCTCTGAGTAGGAAAGGTTTGCGAGGTCTGCGACAACATCCTTCGACTTAGGAGCTGACTTAACAATGTCTACTTCGTCCTTACCGAAAGACTTGGACTTAGGAGCAACCAAACGCCGCTCTTCCTTGAAGCCCATCTTTCGGAGGCGGTTCTCAGATTCAACCTGAACAGCCTTGGACAGCGATGCCTTAGAATCAGCGATTTCCTTCTGGAGGCTTTCAAGCTGCTTCTTCATGCGAGCATACATTGCTTTCTCAGTGTCCTCTTCATCGTCAGCGGGTTCCTCAGCAGCACCCTCTTCGGAATCCTCTTCCTTCATTGGGTATGCCTTCTCCTCTTCGTCATCCTCTTCATCATCCTCTTCCTCGTCCTCAGCCTGAATAACAGCCTGTTGATCGGCTGCGGCTGAAACGGGCCTAACCGTGGTCGAAGCGTCATCGCCACCGGCGTTAACCGCACCGCTGGACTTAGCCTTGCGCTCCTTACCACCGTCGAGATCATCGTTTGCCTTGAGCATAGAGACTACTGCAGAAGCGACATCCTTGATAAGGGCTGAGCGTTCGGCTTCTTCAGCCTTAACAATCTCAGCTTCTGCCTCAAATTCCTCTTCCTTCGTCAGACGAGCATCCATCTTCTGAAGAACTTCGGCCAAAGCAGCCAGACCAAGTGAGGTGCCTTCCATGTACTTCTCTAGACGAGCGTTCATTTCGTCAGTCATAGATATATCCTCCATATGTTCCAAACCATTCCATTCCATTTAAAGGTTGGTCTAAGCCACCGCCGACCTTTATATAAATAGAACATTTATTCTAAAATGTTCTAAGTATATTATACTATGGTAATTAGAAATGTACTAAGGATTTATATATCTAAGTTGGAATTGGGGTCAATTTGACCATCTAAATATTTTAGAATCTCATTTCGGAAGTCATAAAGAGGCATCTGAATAAGCTTTTTAAGTTTTTCACATTGATTACCTTCGGGTAATGCTGCTTCTACCTGATCTAATACTCGTCCTACCATCCGCGAATGTCGAGCTAAGACCCACTCCTGTTCGGACGATACCTTTGCTACATCCATGTTCCTACTCCTTTATTCCACAACTTTAAATCCTAAAAATGTTCCCATTTTATTCATAGACGTAGCAATAAAATTAGGAAAATCTTTAAGTATATCTTCCATAGGCTTTTCTAAATAAGGTTGTGCTTTAATTGTATGCCCCTTTACTGCTACATAATCCCCTGATTTGGTACGCCTTCTGTAATCAGGGCGGTATCCTCCATCATGAACTGTAGCAGCATAGGGACTTCTATAAGAAACAAAAGCTTCATTTGGAGCCACATGAGCAACAAGAGACCTTTGTAACTCGCCGGTTCTGACAGGCATAGCACCACCAATAGAAGTAGGGACATTAGATTTATCTCTAATTTCCCTAGCAACGTCCTGCATAAGGTTTTCAATAGCAGCTATGAAGATTTCATTTATATCAGTCATACAATATTATACTAATTAATCCACAATTCTGGTAAATTTAATTGAAAATTTGATTCTTTTTCATCAAATCTATCCAAGTAAATAACTTCCTTACCTACTTGTCCATATTCTGGATGATAGTATAAGACTACATGCTTAGGCTTAGTGATTACGTGGAGGCGACTAAATACAAATTCATCTCCACCTTTTGTGGTGCCGCAGATATGAAGGCTTCCTGTACCAATATCTATTTCATCTATTCTGTGGAAATGGCCTAGTAATACATCATCAAATGCTGAGGGTACTTCAAAATCAGCGTCCGCAATAATTTGAGTTTTGTATTGTAGAACCGCTCTAAGTGAGGTAATAGCCCTCTGGATAGATGCGGTAGCACCCCCACCCGCAATAGAATCTCCGTGCATAATCAAGATATTTCTATTAGCTACATTGAAAACATGGGCAAAACTTTTAGGAATTTCAAATTTTATGTTCGTCTGCTCCCTACAGAAAGCAGCAATCCATTGATACATCATGTAATCCCAATCCATGTACCGGTCCTTGGATGGAATTTTTCTTGTCATTCGCCCATGGTTCCCAATAACACAAGGAACTCTAATTTCATTAAAGTGTGGAGCGAGGAACATAAGAGCCTGACTAATAATGTTGGCTCCGTACATCATCTGCATCATACAGTTATCTATGTTAGTTCTAGCTAATTCTTCGTGAATATCCCCCGAAATCATGTCTCCCAACATAGGAATAACTAATTCTTCTACATCACAGATATTTCGGCGGTACTCAGCTAGATTAAGTACTTGGTTTGTCCAGCCCCAAATCCTTCGATTAAATAAGTCTAAATCATAACTATTTAGACCTACCATCTGCTCACTAGAAACATTATCTCCTACGTGAGTATCCGTTAAAGGAGCAACCATAACTTGTGATGATTTACCTCGCACATTAGAGGAAGGCTTACGCTTAGGATAAATCCCTTGTGCCTTAAGAGGGTCTGTGTGTCGGCGCATAACATCAACCAATAAATCTTCTCTAGTGGTTTGTTTTATCGCCTGTTCATACAGCTTCTTGTAGTAAGAAGCTTCAGCTTTATAAGTTGCTAACTTCTTATCTAACTTTATTCGCTCACCAATAAAATCGGGTTCTGACGATTCTATAGGTTCTGCTGCAATGACATCCGCCATGCTTGCAGCAGCTTCATCCAAAATAGTATTTACGTCATAGACTTCTCGATCATACCAGCGTTGAATTGTAGAGCGGTGGACATTAACACCATATTCTTCCTCAAGATATTGAGCAAGACTAGTCCATGTCTGACCCGCTTTCCTTCTCCGAATCAGTTCCCTCTTCGCTGTCTCTGGAATCATCTTCGTCCTCCGCTTCTAGGTATTCAAAGTAATCTTTGAATAACTCGTGAAACTTTTCAAATTCTTTGTCAGTGCTCTCGTATGAGCTTTTTACAGGAGTTTCTTCTGTTTTGGTCTTAGCTGGTTTAGCCGGTTCTTGTGTAACAGCCTGTCTAGGTAGATCAGAACCAGCTTTTTCAACATCTTCGTTTTCAAGAACTTCGTCCATAAGTTTAGACCCTGCTGCAGCGGCTCCGATTCTAGCAAGTACTGCTAATTTTTCAAGCTCATCGTCTTCTTTACGAAATTCTTCTGTTACTTCTTTAACTAGAGTAGTAGCAAATTTCTGCATCGAAGTTTCTCTTAAGAAAGAATCTAACTTGTCTACACCACTTCGCTTTTTCTTACTGTCCTTACGACCTCCGTAGGTTTCGGTAAAACTACCGGGGTCTGATGATACAGCAACAGTACCTACCCCGTCAACTGCTCCACCATCTCCTTCTTTTATAAAGGATATAAATTTATTTAATTGTGTTGAGCGTGAAGGTGTTCTACGTCGTTTAGCTCCGTGACCCAATACTTCCCACTCAGACTTGTCAGGTTTTTTACTGCTATCGTCAGCGGCTTCTCTCGCTCTCTTAGCTTGCTCTACAATAGCCCTATCCCGACGCAACTTCTTATTACCTCTTTTTTCACTTGAAGACAAAACTGCCCTATTAGAAGCTGATGATTTAATTGAGGAGGCTAAGAGATGTCCCCCTGCGGCTTCCATATGTGCCCTAGCCATTTCTGGATTTGCGGCTAAGACTCTATTAGCTTCTGCTGTATGTCCAGCAAAAGCAGCTTGATGATAAGAAATAGGACTCTTTTTTGGAGATGGGTGATGAATAGCTTTTACCCCATTACCATAATAATAAACAATAGTACCGTCTGGACGCTCTTCCTTATTTAAATAAGAATGATTGCGTTCATGTTCTTGTGGTGGTAAATACTGCCCTGCGTCAGAATCGGGATCAATTTCCTCAGACTCCGGAATCTCTCCAATATGCCTAACGTCATCAATATTAAATTTTAAGGGTTCATCCCTAGAAGAATCTTCTGGCATTATTCATCATCCTCCGTATCCAATCGAATAACATCCGATGTAGACTGGTTAGTAGGCTCCATTCGCTTCCTAGCTGGAGGCTTAGGAGTAGTAAAAGTAGCTGGTTCTACTCTATCCACGCCGCTGGGGGTTAAAAAGGCTACATAATGTTTAGTACCTTCAATAAACCATAACTTAGTTCCATCTGGAGAAATTTCCTTAACTAAGGGATTGGTGAAACCTTTAGCATAAATGCCGTCCATCCACGAAGATGTAGTAGATTTTTCTAAACCAAACATTCGGTTTTCTCCCTTATTTTGGCGAGCTTCAGCATACTCATCTATATCACGCTCATCTAAAGGCATTTTATCTTCTGCTGATGGAGTTTTCCATCCAAGATTTCGATCTTTATATTTTCCCTCAGCTTTTTCTACTTCCTGCTCACCGCTCTCTTCTTGAGGCATTTGCATAGCTTGCTGTTGTGCCATCATTAAAGCTTGCTGCTTTAGTTGCTCTTCTTGAGCGGTTAAGGCTAGAATTTGAGTTTCCCCCTGAATCTGAGACATTGGTACTGGCACACCTGTAATAATAAAGTCTACTTCATCCAACATAGCTCCTTGCTGTTTTAAAGCTACATCAAAACCCATCTCATTTAACTGCTTAGCGATGTTAACTCGCTGGCTAGCAAAGTTAATTCTTGTAGCTTCAGCTTTTTCTTCTGGATGTGGAAGAATCAAATCCCAATCGGTGATGCCGAACCCCTCTAAAATTAGAGGGAATATCTTCTCATGGAAGAGCCGTTGGTCGGATTCAACGACACGGCTCATAACCATAAGCTGTTGGGTCTGTGTAGATAATCCACCAAAAGCGTCTGGAGTACCTTGCCATGCTGGGGACACACCCCATAGAGCAGCGATTCTTTCACGAATCTCCTGTTTTACTGGAAGGTAATCCATTTCCTGTAGAGTATGGAACAATCGAACCAAGTCTACTCTACCTCTATTGGTCTTAGACGATACAGCCACCATAGGCACAAAGTTTGGGTCTTGTCGAGTCTGAACAGCAATGTTCTCTCGCTCTCGCTTCAAACTCTCAGGATCATCAGTAGACACCATAAGCATTGAAGCGGGCATCTTACGCTCAAAGAAGTACCGATAAATATTTCTATCCATACCAATTAAGGTCAGAGCTTTTTCAAAAATAGTTAGGATGGGTGACCATCCATAAGTCTCACTTGGATTAAACTTAGAAACGTGAATAATTTCTGAGTCTAGTAAGTAATGCTGTTCACCACGGTTGTGATATTTGTACATCACCGGAAATAAATCTAAACCACAATCATCTGTAGCACAGGTACCATCAGCTTCCATAGTTTCGTTTCGATGAATAGGACATAGGAAGTGGGCTGCCTTTGGCATTCCTTCTCCGTCCAGATCAAATTCAACTAAGGCTGGGTTAAGCCTACGAATTTCTAAAATTCTAGACCGTAAGGTGTTATCTTTATCGTGGTAGTATTCCTTATGTAGATAAAGGAAAGCATCGTCAATAATGTTTAAGTCCCAATGGAATTGGCGAAGAACTTCTTCAAAGCTCTGATCGAACACATTACAGTCTTTAAGGAACTTCTTTAGGCGGTCAAGCTGTTTGGGGTCGGCATTAACTTTATTTGGTTCAAACCTCATACCCCGTCTGAATACCTCACCTGTAATGTGAGCGATGGGACCCCTAAGTTCTTCTACCTGAAAAGCGATAGTCTGTAAATCTTGGATTAACTGTTTACGAAATGAAACTTGATTCTTAATATAAGTATTAACAATATAGTCTATTCCGAAAGTTGGAGCCTGACCTGCATCTCCCTCAGCCTTACTGAGATTAAGAAATCCCAGCTTAGCATTTAAATCTTCCATTTTTCCTAGAAGTGAGGGAGTTTCAGGAAGGTAACTCTGTAAACGCATACATTAATCCTTCTTAGTTAAACCGGAAACATCGCCCAAAGCTGCTAGTTTCACAATTGCTGATAAGGCTGATTCCTTAAATAGATATGTTTCGGATTGTGATAACCGTCGTACCTCATCCCGTAGGGATTGGTTCTCCTCATTTAACTGCCTTACAGAAGCCTGAGCATCTATCAACTCTTGATTGATTGCTTCGTTCTCTGCAATGGCAGCACTTTTTAACACTCCTAATCGAGCCGCTTCTTTAATAAGGGAGTGATAAGCTCCTTCACTAAGGATAGTAACCGATGGATGATCGTCTGGAATATCATCTTCAGGTTCTAGTTCTGATAGTGTATTATTCCACGTATCTAAGATTCGCCAAGTGCCAGCCATGTCTCGATTAGAAACATACTGTTCACCTCGCTCACGTAACATATTCCCAATAGGCATAACTATAACTCCTCTAAACTATTATACTAATATTATACTAGTTTATGCAATATGACACTTAGACCAGCCACAGTTCTTGCATGACACACATCCGCCTTCATCAGCTAGGAATGGGTCAGAGCAGCATATATCCTCTGCTCCCCCTGTGGGTACAGCTACTGTAGCTATTATAGCCTCTTCTTCTAATTGGCTTATGTAATCCTCAAGCGTCTGCGATGCTAACTGTTTATCTTTCTCGGTGTCCGCCTTGACCAATACTTCTTTCTCTCGACTACCTGAGCGGTAGACGGTAATTCCCTTACATCCCGACTCCCATGCATTCATGTAAGCGGTGTATACATCTTCAATAGATGCATCATTAGCAAAGTTAATCGTCTTAGAAATACCGGAATCACAGGATTCTTGGAATGCGGACTGCATAGCTACGTGAGCTTCTGGAGAAATATCCATAGCTGTTACATAAACTTCCTTAGCCCACTGAGGTACATCATCCCTGTCCTTAATAGAACCCCCATTGGAGATGTGTTCCATCAAAGCATCTGAATAAAACCCATAAGCCTTAGCATCCTTTTCAAAATACTTGTTTACGTAATAAAGAGTTTGACCTTCAAGGATGTTCATCTTTTTCCACGCCAAGGCAAATGTCGGTTCTACACCACTTGATGTATCAGCCAACATGGAAATGGTTCCTGTAGGGGCTACTGTAAGACGGCAAGCATTTCGGTATTTCTTATGTGTACTATGATCGCAAGCTGCTACCATCGGAGGGCAAACAGCATAATCACTGTTGTCCCATGCTGGAAAAGTTCCCCGTTCCTCAGCAAGTTTAGTCGATTCGTTATCCGCAACATCTCTGATGAAACCCATAATATGTCTGCCAATTTCTTGTCCTTTCTTGGTGTCGTATCCAACACGAAGCTGAATTAACAAATCAGCAAAACCCATAATTCCAAGACCGATCTTACGAGTAGCCTTAGTCATTTTTTCAATGTCTGGGGTAGCGTACTGATTAGCGTCAATCACGTTGTCAAGAAATCTAACAGACGTTCGGATAACCTTAGCCATCTTATCCCAATTGATATTATTCTTCCAGTCTGCGGACTGCTCCCGGTTATAAAAGAAGTTAGCTAGGTTAAGAGAGCCTAAGTTGCAGGATTCGTTTCCAAGTAGGGGTTGCTCACCACAAGGGTTAGTAGCAATCATTCGACCATACTCAGCAATAACATGGTTATCCTTATTTACAGCATCCAAGAAAATCATTCCCGGTTCGCCGTTTCGCCATGCGCCGTAGACAATCTTACTAAAGACTTCCCGTGCGTCTAGTTCTCCTGCAATCTCTTTAGTTCTAGGATTAATTAGTGGGTAGTGGGTACCGGCTTTGACTGCATTCATGAAATCCGTAGTTACTCCAACGGAGATATTGAAGTTATGAATTTCTCCCTCAACAGCCTTACAGTCAATAAACTCCAGAATGTCCGGGTGATGCACATCCATCACTGCCATGTTTGCTCCATCTCGTTTTCCGCCCTGAGTAATCATAGACGAAACACGAGATAGAGTTTTTAGTACTTCAATTGGACCACAAGCGATTCCATGCGTAGTTTTAATACGGTCTCCCCGCGGCCTAAGCTTAGACAATGCAAAGCCGGTCCCACCCCCAAATTTTTGTACCATGGCAGCGTCGTGTGCAGCCTTCATGATGCCCTCCATACTATCTTCCAGTGGGAGGACAAAGCACGCAGATAAAGTTCCCTGATTTGTTCCCGCATTCATCAGGGTTGGTGAGTTAGGAATAAAGTCTAGATCGGCCATCATTGTGTAAAAGTCATTGGCAATCAGCTTAGCTTCAGCTTCCAACTTCCCGTATTTAGTTTCAACAGAAGAGATGGCGTTAGCAACTCTACGGAACAATCCATCAGCGTCCTCTATAGGCGCACCTGAATCATCCTTTAAGAAATAACGCTTTTCTGCAACTGTTTGAGCTTGAGAAGTTAAAGATACCATTGAAGCCTCCTACCCACGATATAAGCAAAGTAAACATAATTTATTCTCAGGTACCCATACAGACGGAGAACAACCTTGGGTTGTGCATTTGGGGTTTGGCGCATCCAGCGGAGGGGTTTCGCCAAGAGAATTAGTATTATTATACTCTTCAGGTCTAGGAGGTTCAAGCCTTTTTAGTACCTCTTTTATACCAGTTTCATCGGGTTTAGCTCCCGTAAAGACATCGTTAAGATCGCCCACAGTTTGTATCTTGTAGCGGCTAGATTCATATGCTGCTGTTAAAGCCATAGCCACTGAAAAGAATGCGTCTCCGTGACCCATTGGAGTCTCAGGAGCTTTCAAATCGTTACTAACTGAGAGTATCTGCTGCTTCTGTCTTTCATCAGCTAAAAGCTTAAGGTTACCAGAATTTACATATTCTTCAAAAATTTGGGCCATAGTATGCTTACTCTTACTGCTGAAGGACATGGGCCACCATGAGTTACTTAGACCACGGTCTTCTAGCTCACCACGGGTATTGTCTACATAACCCTTAGTAATATTAAAGTTTTTAGCTACCTCATTAAGATATTCAATCTGCGCTGAGTAATCCCATCCATCTAACCATGATTGGTGTACCTGTTCTAGATATTGCCCTGTTCGTTTAAAGATTACAAGATGAGACGGGTGTCGCTTTTTGCCTACATCAAAGCCCGCATACAATTCATCAGTCTCACTAAAGTTATGCTGAATTGTAGCTTGAAGATTTCTCAGTCCCCTATCTTCACATCTAGAGATTTCCTCGTGAGTAAAGTAGGCTTCTGTGTTAAAGGCTGGTTGAAGCAAAAATTCTGAAGCGAAAGATTTAGGCTTTGCTGCCTGAGTATCCAATAAGAACTTTTCTGTATACATTTCAGGAAACAATACCCGTCTGCCCGGTTCGGGGTCTAAGGCAGGTAACTTCCTAGTAAAGAATCGGTCATCCTTTTCTAGTACAGATAGTAAATCTCCCGGCATCATGGGTGTACCTACGATAACTATAGGCACACCTTGGTTAGGAATAAACAGAGATTCAGTTAAAAAGTGATCTTCAATCTTTTTCATGACTCCCATAGCCAATGGGTTTTCGGGGTCACGAAGAATGTCATCCGCTATTAAGGCTCCATTTACATGCATTCCACGTTTGAATGAAAATAAACCGCCATGTAGAATTTCTCCAGCCGAACCATCTACATCATAACGAAAAGTAAAATCTGCTCTAGGAGCCTTGTTCCGCATCCACTGAGCAAGAACTGGATTACGATTAACTTCCTTATTTATTTCACCAATGTGATACTTAGCCATAGTATCACTATATGATAGGTAGAGGATATTGGTGTTTATACCCATCTTTAACATACGCCAGATACTAAAGGCGTGTCCTAGAATAGTAGACTTAAAGTGTGCTCTTGGAAGAATACCTACATAATGTATTCCTTTTTCTAGACAGTCTTCGATATCCTCGCAGATTCTACCTACATGCCACGCTTTAAAGTATTCAGGATTATCAAATCCTTGTGCCCAAATATCTCTAGTGAATTCCCAAAAGCTGCCTATAGAATATTTTTTATTTGATTCTAATTTTTCAGCTATAAGAGAAAAAGCGTCTGCAACAGATAAGGTAGTATCAGCCATTAGCTACCAAATTCTTTTCGTCTCGTGTGTTAGCTGCCACAAGAAGTTTAAGTTTGGCTGCGATTCGTTTCATAAGATCAGCATCATCAATCTCATCAATCAATACTTGTATTACATCCTGTACAAACTGAAGATTGATTAATCCCTCTAGGACCTGCCGCTCTCCTTGAATACCCATTGTTGCAGCTTTAACAGCATCAATTGCACGGTCAAAGGTTAAGACGTTTAATTCAGAATAAGCTTTACGACGTATGTTTTCATATACATCTAGATGCTCTTTCTGTAAACGAGCTAGACGTTCTGATTCAGTTTCAGCCGCTTTTTCAATAGCCTTAACCTTGGCCTTTTCTAGTTGTTCGTCCCACTTATACCGCTTAATCCACGAATATACAGTCTGATTACTAATATCAACCATAAACTCTGTTGTAAGGGTATCGGCTATTTCTCGTGCTGAGTATACATTTTCTAGGTATAACTCTAAGGCACGGGTCTTAGCTTCATTGGGAATAATTTTGGGCATTAGTTAGTTTCCGTACTCCGCTGTTCCGTAATGAAACGCTGCATGTTGGGGGTTCTGAGAGTCGATACTACCACCATAGGGAGATCCATCAGACTGTAGAAGTCTACTAAAATCCATGTACCCTGTCTTATTGGTAGCTGCTACAAAACAAGAAGGAACCTTAAACTTTCCTCCTGTGGGAGAGATAACACTCTGAAAGGAAATTCCTATCTCATCTCTAGTGCATACACCCTGCCAAACGGCTTCAGATTCTACGATGGGTTTAAAATTCAAATCTTTACGCAAAGTCCCTGTAGTTCGTTGAGTGTCTTTGAAACTGTGATTGTGAATGCAGTCTGTGTACTTACACCAAACCACAACACCTTTATCAGCTTTAAACTGCTCGAAGGTGATGCCCTCAGGCAACTTATCTTCGTAAGAAACCGATTCTTCGGTTTTAGACATTTGAGTATAGAATACTGGTTTCTTAACCATACTTTTTCCTCCATAAAGCGATACACGCTGCATCAGCATAGTCTTGTTCGGGGAACACTTCTCCCCATTTAGCTACAGCAAATGCCATTATATCAGCTTTCTTTGCGTTACCTTTTCCTATTACCTGTCTCTTCCATGTATTATTGTCCACGGCGGCAAATGAGATGCCTAGCCTATGAAGTCCGTATTTTACGCCCGCCACGATTGAAGCTATCGCTATTGTGGCCTTTGCATTTTGTATGTATATGGCGGACTCAATTGCTGCCATGTTCATATTTATTATACTTAAATGGTCATGAAACTTATCTAGAATCTCATAGAATCTAAACTCAAAATCCTTGTGTACACTAGAAAATTTGATTTGTTCTATAATCATTTCATTATCATCAATAAGAACACAATGAATAGCTTTTGATGAACAATCAAATCCTGCATACATTATTCTTCAACACCGTAAGAATTTTCAACTAGTTCGTTAAAATCCAAAATAGTTTCCGCCATGTAGTCTACTTTCTGAAGAATGCTGTGCTGATTCTCTTGAAGAATATCAAACTTTATAGCAGCTAAGCACAACTCAAGCATACTTACCGTATTAAGCATCTCTTCCATAAATACTCTCCTCATAAGACTTAGTTCTTAAAGCAACAACTCTGGATACAGTAGCGTAAGCAGATGTATATAAACGTAATTCTCCTAAGGTTTTATTATAAATTGTAGTTACGTCTATACTGTCCCTTAGTAAATCCATCAACGCTGGGTTAGCCATAAGTATTTCTCCCCGCAATTGTTCCTTACTTGGTTTCCTTTCATTTTCAATTCTATACTTTTCAGTAACTTGGAATAAAGAAATGTTATACGCTTCATCAAACTGCGCTTGCATTGCTCCTTTACGAGCTTCTAAGTCAGCTACATGCTGCTCTAACAAGCCTTTAATCCCACCATACATAACTAAATAATCGGATAATTCTTTTGCTGAAGCATTCATCACATCAGCAAAATTCAGATCGGCTTCGGGCTTATCAAGCTGAAACTTAATCTTTGGAATATTTAGGTTAGCCACATAATCATTTGCTTGACTAATAGCATCATTGTATGACCACCGTTTTCGCATTAAATCAAAACTCCTTGTGTTGATACTTTCTTACAATCACAATACCAAGCACCCGTGCATTTTTCCGGAGCCGTAGTCATACTCATAATAGTGTGACACCGCTCTGTTAAATCCTGCCACATTTTTTCATCCTGCTTAATTTTAAAGCATTTCCAATCCAGAGTATCTTTATTCTCATAAATGATATACCCAAGACTGTACTCAGTGGTATTTAAGTAAAGCTGTACCTGAACTAGGTGTTCCGGTTTGGGTTCAAATAGATTAGTAAATAAACTACTCTTAATTGTTTTTAACTCCAACACCACGGTACTTTCATCCTTATCCTTAATAAGGAAGTCTAATCTACCGGAAATTGGAGGGTCTGCATACTTAACAACTACCTCACGGTCTACAAGAATTTCTGCTTTAGTTAGGTAGTGTTCCATTCTATCTTCAAACGTACCCCCATGATCGAATACCCGTTGAAGCTTGGGATTCACATCCATAGGAGGAAGCTGTCCATTATAAGCCAAGTACAAGTACCTATCACAAGGACTGCCCAAAGAAGATGGATAGAAGACTCCTTGACTTGGTGCTCGATTTGGTTCTACTATAGTTTTTTCAATTAACTTAGGAAGAGTAGAGTTAGAAGATACTATTTTATTCTTACTTACAATTCCTGATTTAATCTGTTTAATTCCTGCCATAATTTAGTCCTTATTGACTCTAATGTATTTTCTTTGAAATGAATTATATCATGAAGACCTTGATTTTTCAAGTCTTCATCTCTTTTTTCATCTCTCTTTTTTAAGTGCCCGAAAGGACCGTCAGCTTCAATACCAACATTCAATTCAGGTAAATAAAAATCAACAGCGTATTTGCCGAAGTAGGCTTGGGTTATATACCTCAAGCCCGCTTCTTCAATACATCTTTGTACTAACTTTTCTTGGTCAGTCCAATATTTGTACGGCATTGATGATTTTCTCCATAGATTCTGGATACTGTTCAGCAAATTTACGAAGATTGTCAAATCCTTGGATACGGGTTTCAGGGAAGTTGTCACAGTAATACCACGCACCCTTCTTAGTAATGATACCCTTTTCTAAGGCTTCCCGTAAGTAAGTTTCATTAGCATCAATACCACCTTCAATTCTGAAGGGGATTTCAATCTGTTCCCAGCGTTCGCCCCCAAACTTATCCTTTAACAGACCCGCTTTAATCATGAAGCCAACACGCTGGTCTTTCTCTTTTATGTACTCACCTCTACGAGTTTCCATAACAGCATGAGCAAAGAACTGCTGACCCTTACCACCCGGCATGGTTTCAATAGCTGATACCGGTCCCATAGAGCCACGTACTTGGTTAATTACCACTAAGGCTGACCCGTTCTTCAAAAGAGGCAACAGTCGTACAAGAGCCTGATTCCATGACCGTGCTTGCCATGCAATAGGACTATAGCCAAAAGAATCCTTATTCTCAGTAATATCCTCAGGAATTAGTCCTGCAACACTATCTAGAATAACAATGTCTACACCAGCTTTTAGTCCCGCTTCCATAGCACGGTAAGCTTCTTCTGCAGACGAAGCCTGTTTAACTAAGATGTTCTCAGTGTCTATACCACACTTCTCCATCCATGTAGCATCCCATGACATCTCAGTATCTACCCACAAAGCTACACCATCTGACTGCTGTACTGATAGGCATAGCTGACTTGCTAGGTAGGATTTACCGGAAGACCATCCTCCAAAGAAAAGAGAAAACTTCTTCTTTGGTATACCTCCGTTAGTAATACGATCAAGAGCGGGAATGTTAAACGGAATCTTTTCATACGAGAATTCATCTGAATTACCCGTAACTAATCCTAAATTCTTATCCTCTAAAAGATTCTTAAATAGCTCACTTGCTGTCATACAGTTCACTCCTATTTAGGTATGCTTCTGCCCATGCAAAACAAACAGCCGCACACTGAATTATTTCCTTAAACATAGCCGAAGGATTATTTTCATAGACCTCACGAGCTACTTCACCTAACTCCTCCGTAAGGATAACTGTCCATAACTGGTCACTGTTATGTGTTTGATCTCCCCACTTAAAGTCCTGCTTCTCCCGCTCACCCAAAACAGCCAACATAACATTACTTCTAGTTAGTTCATTACCCATCGTTGGAATCAGCCTCCTTGATAATCTTTTCTACTTCCGCATCAACCATCTTGTAAACCTGTACAAATGCCTTACCTAAAGCTTTCTTAGCTTCTTCAAGCTGTTCATCGACATCATGATCTAAGTCAAGGTCGTAAATACCAACAGTTGCCTTAGCAGAATTATAGTTACCTAGATTTACGGTAAAAGATAATTCTTGTGATACCTTAGCCATTAATCTACTCCTTCTAATTAGTTAGTCCCATTCCAGTAAGTCTACTACATCTAATACTGGTTTGGGTTTACATTCTTTAAGTTTACCCCGTATTGGGATACCGTCCATAATAGTAATCTCCTCCTTTGTTGCCCACGATGGGTCACAAACCTCTAAGTCTACCTGTAGAGGAATATTTAAACTGTTGTCTGTTAGAAGCTTACGAATAGCTGGTATTGCTTCGATAGCCTCATCGTTATGAATTTCACAAATGATCTCATCATGTATCTGTAACAACAGATTACTTTTCTTAGTCGATAGATACTTATTGACTTCAATCATCCGTTCTGTGAGTAGGTCGGCACTTGTACCCTGAATCAGATAGTTAACTGCCTTATACCCCTTATCCTTAGGAACTTTATAGATTCGACCATATTTATTCCTAACCCAACCACGATGTTCTATCATCCGCACAACAGTGTCAAAAAAGGTTTTAGAACCTTCAATATTATTGAAGTACTCCTGCTTGTACTGAGCAGCTTTGTTTGGAGTTGTATTCAACTGTTGTGCTAGCTTATCTCGACCAATCCCATAAATAACTCCAAATGTAATAGTTTTAGCTAGTTGGCGGTAGAACTTATACTCTGGGTGATCCTTATCCACCTTAAACGCAATCTTAGCAGCTTCACCATGGAAGTCTACATCACCCTGTTTCATTAACTCCAGCATAGCGGGGTTACCGATGTAGTACATAAACATACGTACTTCCATCTGAGAATAGTCATAGCTGACTAGAGTATAGTCTTTACGAGGAACAAACAGCCTTCGCATTGCTATCTGCCCTTCATCATTATCGTCGTAGGACTCATCTCCGACAAATCCCCACGCTTCTAACACCTCAGGACTTAGGTTAAGACTATCTGCTGCTGAACCACCCTTGGAAGCAATGGTTGCTCCCACACGATCCCGCACTTCACTTAAACCTTTCTCATCCAGTGTGACATCGTATAGTTTGAAGTGGTTACGGGGAATGTTCTGTAGGTTCGGTTCTCTAGAAGAGAGCCTTCCTGTTACAGTGCCCCAATTTGCAAAGGTTGTATGCATCACAGGAGTTTCGATATAGGGATCTACATAGGTAGACTTAAGCTTAAGAAGCGTTCGATACTGCCTAATTAAACCTGCAACGGGGTGGTTAATCTGCACTAACGCCCCCTCATTCCACGCATCCTGTCCTTTGTCGGTCTTCATAGGAGAATTAATTCCAATGGAATTGAAATACTCCCCTACCTGTGAGGGACTAGCTATATTGAAGACTTTATCAGCACTTGCGTAAATTCTTTGTTCTATCTCAGCTAGACGGTTAACCAGCTTAGAACCCATAGTAACTGCATACTTCTGGTCAATTGCTATACCTCGGCGTTCCATGTCCAGAAGCACTTTAGTTAGATTATTCTGAATCTGGAATACCTGTTCTTGCTCACTACGCTTGATTTTTTCTAGGCTATCTTCATAAATCTTAAGTGTCCACTCTGCGTCCTTTATGCAGTAAGGACCAAGTATCTCAGTTGGACATAAAGAGAAATCTTTCTTCCATTTATTCTTAATTAAGATTTGTTTTGTCTCTTTGTCGTAGGCAGCATTTGCCTCACCAAATCTTCTAGTAATCGTCTCCGTAAGTGTGAGAGATTCTACAGTACTTGATTCTGTAAGACGTACCATGACTAGAACGTCAATCAACTCTTTATCTGAAACATCCAAACCTTCCTTCTCAAGAAAGGGGATATCAAACTTTAAGTTGTAAGCAATAAGAGTTTTAACCTTATTCATCTGCTCTATAAGCATAGGCAGGAAAGAGGAATCTATATTTCCTCCAAGCGTTTGATGCCTAAAAGGAAAATAAAAGGCATTGTTAGGAACAGCTATGCCAATCCCACATAGCTGGTTATATGAGTATGGGTCAAGCCCATTAGTTTCACAGTCAACTACCCATTGAGAGTGTTTAGACAGAATACTGATTGCAGTTCTGTATTGTACAGGGTCTAAAACTATCACACATGCCTCCTTAAGAATAGAGGCTCGCCGTTGGTATTCCGACGAGCCTCTCTAGTATACACTATTGTTTCTTAAAAGGGAAGAGCTTCTGTATCCCACGGAGTGGAATCGAAATCGTCTTCTTTTAGAGCCACCTTAGTCGCTGGAACTTCTGCAGTTTCTGTGCGGGGCTTCTCTGAGTAAACATCAAGCATGTATTCTTTAATGCTTGGTAGAGCATTAAGCTCGTCATACATGGACTCAGGAATGGAATCTTCCTTAGGGGTGGCTGAAATCGTGTAGGTGGTATCTAGTTTTTCTCCCTTGCGACGAATCCTGATAACACCCTTGCTCAAACTACCCCAATCACTGTACACATCAACAAGCTGGTTCCATAGTGAGTTGCTTCGACCCATGCTTAGGGTTACGACACGGAAGGCGTTAACCTCTTCCTTAAACATCTTCTGTCCTCCGGGACCTGAAACAAGCTGCCAGTAGTCATTGTTCCTAGGATTGGATGAGTGAAAGATCTCTGTGACATACGCCCAAAACGCAAACTTGTGTGAAGGACGAGTTCCCTCAGGGATTGCTCCCATCGGACCGTTAGGTCCCTCTATCACGGTCTTGTAAGAACTCCCGTCTTGGAAGGTGTACATCCAAAACTCATCCAAGTAAGGGTCGTTATCATCACCTGTGGCAACAGGAATCATGAAAGCCTGATCGCCATCCTTAAAGAATACGTCTTTACGGTTACTGTTGCTGGCTGAACGCTCTGACGATGTACGGTTACTACGGTCGTTTATTGCTCGAATTCCGGGCATATGTTCGCTCCTCTACCAATAATTTCTGTTTTGTACCACATGACTAACTAACTCTTTATCCTTGATTTCTTGGATATCTTTGTAGCCTGTGGGTAAATTTATACGAGATACTTTAACAGTCTGTCCTAAAGCTGTCAAGGCTTTTTCCATGCCAATTTTTCCAGCTTCATCAGAATCTAAACATAGGGCGATTTCTCCTACGGGTAACTCTTGTAGTAACTCGACCTGCTTCTTAGATATTGACATACCCAAGATCGCAACGGCTGGAAACCCTTGCTGTGTAAACCATAAAGCATCAAGCGGACCTTCTACAACACAGAGTAATGGAACTTTAGCTATTAAATGACCGCCGAACAAAACTGCTGATTTCTTAAAACCTTTAGGGTAAAGGTACTTTGGAAACCCCGTTTGTCTACGTACTGCCCATCCTACAATGCGATTATTTAAATCTGATATAGGTATAGCCAGTCCATTCTCTGCTGTAATCCCCGCTTTCCACAGTCGAAGCGTTTGCTTAGTAAAACCTCTATCAAATATCCAATCGGGTACGTACTCTTGGTTAAAAGGGAATTCTATTTCAGGGAGTGTGTCAGATGGTTCCTTAATATCGTCAAAGACATTTATGTCTATGACAGCCATGTAGTTACCTAAAAGCTGTTGAATCTTATCACTTGAATATCCACTATATTCTTGTATGAAAGATTTTAGGCTTCCCTGACCACACCCCCTGAAACAAATCCACACACCTTTTTGGACGTTGATAGAACAGGAATTGTGATTGTCTTCATGAAAGGGACAGAGCATGTTAAATTGCTCTGTACCTAACGGTACTTTGATTCCAATTTGGAGAAGTACTGAAGACCAGTCTATCATTATTCCCTCGACTTACGGTCTGACTTGTTTGCCCTAACAAAGAGAACGACTTCGTTCACGTAACCGTTAGAGTCTACTACACGACCCTTGCGAATGTCACCAACCGTAATAGACATAGGGAGTTTCCCCGGTCCCTTACTTGCGGCTTCCTTCACAATAATTGCAGTGTCATCAGACTTTAAAAAACTTAACAGTCCCATACTATGCTCCTAAATTCCTAGATCGAATTCTTCAATCAATCCCGAATCTACTTTCCACGTAAAGGTGCAGTTATCGACCGGCAAGTCTCCATCTCGATACTTCTGAAATTGCACTTCTCGCCTATCGTCGAAATCTTCGACCATACACATAGAAAGTGCTACATCAGAAGCCCGAATCAGAGCATCACCAAATGCCACCTGATCTGCTCTAGGGGGCGAGAACATATTTGCTCCCGCATCCCTTGTAGCCTGTGTTGAAACCATGATAGCAGTATTCTGAGCCAACGCAAAGTTCTTAAGACCGTAGAACAGACTATGGCTCTGTTCCCATGCGGCCTTCCTAGAATCTGCCGTTGATATCAGGTACACACCATCAATCACCGTTATGTCCGGAGAATATTTCCTAATTAAGTTAGCAATGCTACTTAAAGAGATACTATCCTCACCGTTAATGTGATCACATATTAAAAGCCTCTTAGAATTAGAGGACTCTAGAAACTCTTTGTAGTGGTCTTCATCTATAGGTTGTCCTGTTCGGATAGCCCTGTGAGATAGACTATAACCCATCATGTTAGCCAGTACTACGTCTAGACGCATCTCAATAGACCGCTTAGACATCTCTGTTGAAATTAACAGCGTGCGGTGTCCTTCCATAATAGCTGTAGCTGCTGTCTTAATACACAGCCACGTTTTACCTACTGTCGGTCTAGCGAACGCTGAGATAAGGTCTCCCGGTTGCCAACCCATACCTGTACTATTAATAGCTTTGAATGGGGTCTTAATACCAATTAAGCCATCACCCATCTTGCGTTTCTTACTACGGGCTTGCCATTCCTCATAACGACTCAAAGCACCACTGTCATAGTGGAATACATCATCATCGTATACAACTTCAATATCCTGCAACTGATTAGTGATTCGACCAAGAGCAGTTTTGGGATTCTCTGTAAGAAGCTCCTTGTTAGACGCAAAAGTCTGTACGACTTCCCTAAACATAATTTGCTTCTTAAATTCATCCTGAGCGTAGTCAAAGCTAACGGTTAGCGCATCTTTACGAAGCTTAGGAAATTTTTCTATAAGTACTGAGTGCTCAGGAAACTCCTTGTACTGGTCATGGTAGGAGTTAATAAACTGAACAGCCTCACCGTGAACCGCAAAATTCTTAATAGGAAACCTAAATCTCTTGTAATTAACTGGATCACAGAGAGATAAGACTAGTGCGGATTCAATAAAACTAAAGTTATTACTGTCCATAAGACTCCTACTTTGCTGAAGGATACATGATTCTACCTACGTCGTTGTGTACATATAAGCGTACACCCTCATCAGACACCTCGTCAACTACGTCTTTGGCTGATGAGAACGAATCATAGACTCCATAACTCCACGCTTTTCTAGCGTCGTTATTAAAGGCAACCACTTTGAATTTTCCTTCGGGTGCCCTGCGAAGGGATAGATTAAAATAATCTATTGGGGACGGGTTTTTCATTTTTTGGCCCTTCTAATAAAGTAACTATTTCTTGATAACGAATTTTATCAGAGGCTTTAGGAAACCACTTCGTCTCCAGCCTCAGTAACTCTCGCCATAGTACCTTATCATCAGGGTTATCACTTGTCAAGACCTTCCAGTACAGATCGGGATACTTACAACTCTTAAGGTAGTGAGGAACCCTCGCCGTAGCATACATGATAACGGCTTTCTCTCCCTCAGCCTTCAGGCATTCAAGCATAGCACATAAGACAGGATAGTATCCATGGGCATCTATTACCTCTTTAAGAGCACTATTCTCCCTACCTATGTAAGTATGCACTTCATAGGGAATCCCTGTGTATTTCTGAAATAAAGCGGTGTATTCGATAAAAGCTTTATTAGAATTTAAGTTGTATTTTCGGGGAGTTGACATAATACTGTAGCATCTTCTCTTTTACTTGACCTAACAACTTATGAGAATTAGAAATTCCTAGTTTTATAGAAATCTCATTATTAGTATACCCATATAATCGTAGTTTAATAAAGGATATTTCATCATTTGTAAAGTTTAAGGTCTCTAAATCATTTAATATATTAGATTCTTCGATGTATTCACGAGAATCTACCATAAAATTGTCAAGATTTATGGATTTTTCATCATCATTTGATAAGTTAACTAAAGTTATTGCAGTTTTATTCTTATTTTTAGCTTTAGTTAAAAGAGTTCGTATAGTATTTACCATACTTGTGTGTAGATATGTATGAAAAGATACATTAAGCTCTGGATTATACTTAGATGCTGATTTACAGATAGATAATCGTAGTTCTTGTGCTAAATCTGCTCTTTCTAGGCCGTTAATTACTACAGATGAAGCCATCTTCTGTACTTTAGGCTCCCACTGTAGTATTAATTCATCGTTTATTTGCACTATGGAAACTCCTATACTTCTTAAAACACTCTATGCTACAATATGTTTTTTGTTTACCTTGTCTAATGCGGTAGTCTTGGACGGCCCGCTTACGATAAAAGGGGGTTCGACACCACTCACATACTAGTTTAACATAGTAATGCTGGAAAGCGCAAGCTCCGGGATGAACTGCTGCTCCCGCTCCTTTAGGAGAAACTACAATCTTACCACAGATTTTACACCACCTACGTCTAGGTTTCCTAACTTTGGGCTTAGGCTCACGCACAGCTCTGGTAGGGAGATTTCTACGTTTAAGCATCTGCCACACGTTTTCTACGCTGGTGTTTGCTTTCTTAGCTATCTCTGGCAGCGTTAACTCTGGAAATTTTTCTCTTAATCTAATTACATACTTAACTCGACGCATAATTACATCTTTAGAGCGACAAAATCAAAGGTGTTTCCTGTTGTAGATTGATCTTCCAATGCAATACCTATTTTATCTCCTATGTGGAAATAATGTTCATGTGCAAGACTCATATCATGCGTATGTGTGTGAAGAGACACACTTGAAATAGCTGTGGCATCAGAAGATACGTTAACATTATGCGAGTGACCTATACTTGCAGCATTATTTCCACCACCTGTGGGGCCATCTGTATTACCAGAGGTACTAAGGTTAACAGAGTGAGTATGACCTGATGCTGCTATAAGGTTTTCATTTGAGTTGGGTCCTAATGTATTTGTTCCTATATTATTAACAAAATGCGTATGGTTAGTGCTAGCCGCTGAAGTACTGTTAGTAGCACCTCCAAAAGCAGCAATATTAGTAGTTATATTACCTGAACCATGCGTATGGACACCACTAGCAAACGGTCCTGCCGCATTGCTGGTAGATACATAAGCGGTTCCGCTATGCGAGTGGGCCGTAGAAGAAACAGAATTACTGGAAGTAGAGTTACTTCTAAATACATCTGTGTCACTAGCGGTATAACTTTCTGTCCTAAGAACATTACCTGTAGAGCCATCAAGTTCCATATAGGCGTTGTCTGAGGAACGCTTTGTAGTAGAGGATGAAGCATCAGGTAAGGTCACAATATAAGGTTGTAAGCGACCGGCACTAACAACACTTCGTTTTAAAATATTTCCTGCTGTTACTGCTGATCCTGCTATACCTGTTCTAACGGGACCAAACAAATTAACTGTAATTGTATCTCCCGGAGAACCTGCAGCTCCTGCATTTCCTGCAGTACCGATAGATAAAGCAGCTTGGTCATCTGTACTAACAGCTTGAATCTGTGGAGTTGCTCCTCCTGAACTAATGTAAACTAAATCGCCTTCATTAATTGTGCCTCCCGCCTCAAAATTATAAGTAAATGTAGATGATCCGCCACCGCTAGAACTCCATGTTACGGTACCTGAACCATTCTTTACATATAAAACACCCCCATTAACAAGTATAGACCCTTGTAAAACATTGGAATTGTCTGACCAGAAAATGTCTGGAGGATCGTCAGGTTCACCCTGTCCTTTTAGCTCAACGCTTCCGAGAACCATAAGCTCAGCATCTATACTTTCACCGATGTCATTCCCAATAATAAGAACCTGAGTTATATTGCTACCTACGCCTGAACTAGCAGAGTCAGCACTAGGAGCGTAGAAAGAAAGCGTATCTTTAGTAGTGGGGCTACCGGACTGCGAATCTGTGTACTCTCCCGCTTTGATAAGGCCATGTGTATTACTACTAGTATCTTCGAAAACAAATTCTCCACTCAGCGACCCCGGAGCATGTATAATTTTTGCGCCAGAAGCATCTAACTCAACTCGCGCCCCGCCACTAGTACCAGCAATTACCGTAGTACTTAATACTAAAGATGCTTCTAGTTTATCTGCTGTAATCGAATCTGCCGCAATGTTTACGGCAGAAATAGTTGGAACCTTAGCATTAAACTGATTAATAGCTGGACTACTAGGTTCTGCGGAATCAACTTCAAGCACTGCTAATAGAATAACATTGTCGCCTATAGCATCCGTGTAAAGTTGACTAAAAACTAAACTATAAGTTGAAGATATGTCTAAATCGACATTTTGAATATATACGTAATAAGTACCATCAGATAAAGTAGCGGATGTACCATCTAGAATAGTTAAGGCATCACCGCTTGAGAATGTTAATGTCGCATCTGTTGAAGCGGTGCCATTATCCCATATAACCGTATTTGCTGAAGCCCGTCTAATTTCTAGATTTGTAGTAAACGGTCTGTTACCTTCGGAGAATAATGAACCTGTTGCTACTCCTTTAATAACATTTGAATCACCTAAATCATACTGAGGATTATCTGTAGAGGAAATTAAGAATTCCCATTGAGCAACTGTTGGTCCCCCCTTAACTTTAGCAATCTTAACGGCTTTAGGTGGAACAGTATCTACAGAAGAAGCGACCGAAAAAGCATTATCATTGCCGCCAGATTGTGCAGGTAACCAATATACAATTTTCCATAATGTAGTACTTAAGCCTGAGGCATTACCAGAAGCTATGGTGTATTCATCTGATCCTATATATAGGGTACCTGAAGCCCAGTTAACTTGAGTACCTCCAGTATTTGTAAAATCACAATCAACTTTAGCTATGCTTTGCATAATAGCGGTATCTGGAAGGGGTGAATTAGACGAACCGGTGGTAGGCATATTTGGAGCATCACCATAAATTGCCGCTAGGTTATTTATAACTAATCCAAGCTGCGCTGTCTGTACACCAACTCCTTCAGAGTAATCCACATCAAGAAGAACGGCTGGACCGTCTACATTAGCATAATCGTTTTCTACATACGTTTTAAAACCGGGACGTATAGGAATATATACTACAAATTTATCTGTAGAATTCCATGATACGGGAGTATTATTCGTGGGGTTATACAACTGAACTGTTATAGTACTACTAGTAACATTAGAAATATATCCATAGTTACCGGTCTCAGCACCTGCTGAGTTAAGTTGCCTAACCACCATACCCTTTCTAACACCCCTAGCTTCAAAATCTATATTTGTTGTTAAGGTATTAGTTGAAATACTGGACGGATCATCGGTAATTCTAGCAAAAGGATATTCAGCTATAGCCACTGAAGCTCTAATAGGCGTAGTAGTTTCAGTTTTCTTTGTGAAGTGAGCAGCAATAGCTCTTCTTACATCATCTGGTGCTTCAACTGAATCGTAATTAAATGCTTTTTCTCTTATTACTTCCCTGACACTAGAGCTTCCAGAAACAACTCTAAATCGGTCTAGATCACTAGGAAGAGTTGCATTTGAAAGTGTAAGATTCTTAGATGCATATAAATAACCGTCGTATCCCCCTGCTCCGATTAAGTTACTATACAAGAGACTATCAACAGTCCAATCTCCTAGCGTAACTAATGCAACTGCACTACTATTATTTGTTGGATTATCAAGATATATTAAAGATCCAATGGCAATGTAATCATTCGGGGATGTGTTCTCTCTGATGAATAATCGAGGAGACCGCTGAATACTCACAGGAACCCCAGAGTCATTAAATAAATTACTAAAATCAAAATCACTAGATGCGCCATTACCAGCAACACCGATAACATTTAATTTCTGTACGTGTACTGTGGCTGCTGTCCCATCAGATTTACTATAAGTAACAACTGCATCAGTTACGATATCGGTATACTGCTTTGAGAAGTTTAATTCCGAAAATGTATTTACTGTTGTTGTGTAGGAGTTAGTTGAGTCTCCGTCGGCAGCAGTACCTTTATAAGAAATATTATAAAAAAGATCTGGACTTAAATCAGGAATAGTTTCTCTTTTAAAGTAATTAAAAGCGGGTTTGTTACTGGAATGGGGTGCTGTCTTGAGTGCAGTAGTAAACCCTGAATCAACAAAATAATTATATCCAAAATCACTATCAGGATTTGAATTGCTGGTACTAGAGCTATGAGGATCTTTAGCTGCTAACTTATAAATTGCTCCTAATGCTGTTTCATCTCCCTCAGAAAAATTGGGGTATTCTGCTGTCTGTGAAGCTGAGGTATTAAATTTTTGAGTATCTGAAACAGATAGATTACCACTAATAATACCCGACCCACTACCCGTATTATAAGTAAAATTGTTTATAAGTTTTGCAATAGCATCCGATACTCGTGTCTCAGATGATAGATTAGCAGCGTCTCCTTGAAGTTTATTTTCAGCTAATTCTTGTAATGCGTCAAATGCTGTAATGTGTAGTAATGAGCCATACTGCGAATCTTGTTTAGTTTCTTGTCGATATACTCGACCATAGAAAATAATAGCTTTAGATTTACTATCTACTAATCTAATTCTATCAAATTCTTCTAGGTATGCACCATAAGTAGATTCTACATATCCTCGTTTAGCCCCCGTCGTAGCAGGACGGTTTACTAATGAAAACCTAGCCATTACAGGGAAACCTAACTTATCTTTTATAGATAGGTTAACAAGTGCATTTTGATTATTAGCTGCTCTGTATACGGGAGTCCATTCTGAGCCATCCCAAACTTGAACTTCTGTTTTAAAAATCTTCGCCATTAACTATGTGTTCCTTTTACCAGCAGCAAAGGTTAAATTATAAGTATATCTATTTTCAGTTGTTGGAGCCATCATAAAACTAGCTGATTGAATAATTACCTTATAGTAATTAAAATCTACGCCGTTTGGATCAACGATAATTAAGCTTATATCTTTATCTACTTCATTATATACTTCATCTGTAATAAAATCCTCTAGTTCATTCTTGCTTGGGATTGTATAGGTGCCATTAAAACCTAAGTCTGTTGCTGTCGTACTTGTGCCTCGTACTTCGTTTGATGTAGATAAAGTTACAGTATCCCCATAAGAAGTACTGTTATCTACTAATCCACCGATTGTTACATTAGGTCGATACATACCTAAGTCTAGCAATAACGGGGAGGACTCTGGAAGCGGAACCTGCATAGGAGTTTTTGAATATGAAATATTTAAACTATCTACTTTAAGAGCATAGTTAACTGGAGTATCTATACTATCTCCATTTGTTAATAAGACCATATAAGCCATTTATGATGCTCCAGTGTATATACTTGAATCGTTTCGGTGGTTTGCATTTATTGTAGTGTTCATCTGATCTTGTGCTACTTTTACTGTATTTTCTGTTGTACCCTCCATAGCAACATTGACTGTTAAGCTTTTATCAAAACCTAACGCTTTTCTTAGGAGGTATTCCGTACCCATTGAAGCTCCACTAAAAGCTAATGTTGAACCAACAACTCCAACACCTCCTGTTGCGGCTGTTAAACCAGCAGCCGCCAGAGTTCCTGCACCATAAGATGCAGCTTTAATGGCTCCTAACTGAGCTGCTTTACCTAAACCGTGTGTTTTATATACATCATAGACTTCTTTAAGATCCAAAGCCGCTCCTAGAGGTGCAGCAATCCTTTTAATAGCACC